TTTTTAAATGTTAATAATTAATTAAGCTCCTTTGAATAACACGAAGTTATTAGCAGCTTGAGTTACTAAACATCTTTCAGATAAGAAATTAACTCTCATTATATCAAGATCAGTAGTGTAAGCACCACCAACAGAACCAGTGATCCAAGCTTTGAATCGTCTGTCTTCAGTTTCAGAAGCTCTATATCTTACGTGTAAGAAAGGACGTCTGATGTTTGATCCTAACATTTGATCATATACTGTAGATGTACCAGCTGGTACCATAACACCATCAATAGCGCTAGACATACCTCTTGTAGTAGCATCGTTTAAGTATTTCCAATCAGTTTTGTAGAAGTCATAAGAACCTCTTCTAAAACCTGAAAAACCAAAGTTAAGTGCCATTTCAGCTTCGTTATCAAATAAACCGTAAGAAGCAGCTTGGCTAGAAGCATAACCACCGTTTGTAGCAGCTAACATATCATCAAAATCAAGAGCTGTAGATCTTGATAAAAATAACATATTTTCTTCAATAGCACCTTGCTTGTCTAACTGTTGTAAGATAGCATCAAAATCAGCTAAAGCACCTGAACCAGGGGCAGCAGCACCAGCAAAACCAGAGTATACATTACCTCTTGATTCTAAAGCAGCGAATAAACCTTCAGTACCTTTAATAGCTTGGTTTGAACCAGCAGCTCCATTAACTGTAGTGAAAGAAAAGTTAGCAGCATTAGCATTTAACTCACCTTCAACCATAGCCATTTCCATATAATCTTCAAATCTTAGTCTAGTTTCAGACTCAGCTTTTAGATACCATAAGTATCCAGAAGTACCGTCTTCAGTAGCAACTTCGATCCATCCAATTTGTGCAGTATCAGATCCACTTAGCTCATAATTATCTTTAAGGATAATTGGAGAGTTAGTAAAAGTAGTAACGTTTGGCTCAATAGCGCCAGACATCCCATCAACTCCTTTTGGAAATTCAGAACCGTATACAAATAAGCTACAAGTACCACCTAAGGCACCTGCTAAAGCAGCTCCTTCGTAAGCGTGACACTCAATAGTATATCCATTAGTTCCTACGTCATTAATATCTTCAACTAACGCTTTAAGAGTAACTAAACCAGTAGCATTATCAGATATTAATATAGTATTACCAGGTCTAATACCAGAAGTAGCAGCAGCACCAGCTGGAGGAGTAATAGTAACCCTAAATAAAGGCCAAGCTTTACCAGCTGCAGCAACAGCACAATTGTCATATGCTACGTGTAATCTATTTTGTTCAGTCCAAATTACTTGGTCTGATGTCATAGGCATTTCAGCGCCTACCATTCTTAAGAAACCAGACAAAGTCCTGTTTCCGTATCTTTCTACCTCTTGCTCATAAAGCTCTGGTAGATATTGTTGTGCCCACTGGCCACCTGCTACCGTGTTAAAGTCGATGTAATTGTCTTGGACAGTTACTTGACTAGGCATAGGGTTAATACTAGCCGGGAAGGCTGAATTGTTTGTAAAACTCATGTTTTATTTTTAAGTTATGTTTTTTTCTTTATTTTCAGTTTAGATGCGTCAACTCCAGTAACTGCTTTTACTTTCCAACCATTAGACAAGGACGAACCTTCACTAATTGGTCTTGGATCTGAATTAATGTTTTTAGATTTTGCCATAACATCTTTAATAGCATCGGCTTTACCTTGCTCATAAAAATGCTCCGCTAGTCTATCTGCATTTCTTGCAGCGTAAATAGCTTTATGATAACCGTCCATATCAGATATCTTTCCACTATCATCTGAATATTTAGTGATAATTTTAGAAACGTCTGTTTGTGTGTTTATCAACTCTTGTGGGTTTGAAACAGAATATCTAAAAGCTTTATCTCCAATATTAAATTCAAAACCTTTGAATTTCTCTTGAAAAAAGTCTTTAGTATTATTTACAAACTCACTTCTTGCTTCTGTTATTTGTTGTTGTTCTTCACTGTATCGTTGGAAAAAGTCCATAGCTTTCTTCTGCTCATTAGTAACAGATGGCCTCAACTTGATTTCATCATAGTATTTACCTTTCATTTGCTCCAAAAAGTTCTTGGCTTTCGCAACTTCTTCTTTATACGCTAGCTTTTGCTTACGTACAAATCTTTCTTCGTCCGCTTCTTCATCATAAGTAAAATTATCTTCCATTAAAAAGTTAATCTCCTCATCTTCTAAATGCGGTCTAGTTTTTTTATAATATTCTTTAACAAGTAATTTATCATCATACTTGCTATAATCTTTATTTAATGTAACATAGTCTTCTACATTACCACCAGTGTCTGTCATGAAATTAACTAACTTCTGAACGCTGTCAGGTAGTTGCCTTTTTTGACTAATAGGTTCTGGTTTTTTTTCTTCTTTAACTATAGGTTTTTCTTGGATTACTGTAACCTCTTTGTCTTCTTTTTTATCTTCGACTTTTTCTTTAATAATCTCTTCAATTTTTTCTGTAGGTTCAACATTTACTTTTGTTGTAGTCTCTTCTTGAACAGTTTTTTCTTTAGGTTTTAAATCTATAGTTGTTTTTGTTTTGTTTTCTTGGCTAGATAGTTTTTTTAGTCTACCCGGCTTCTTTTTTATTTTAAGAGACTCTTTGGTCTCTTTTTCTGCTTGTGCCATAATATAATATAATATAAGTTATTAAATGTTTAAACCTTGGTTATTGTCAAAGTCTATTGGTAATAAGTTGTTTTGCTTTTGATCAGCTATAGCGCTCTGCTGAGTGCCAACTATTCTGGTTCTTTTGTCTTTTCTATTTTCTATTTCCTTTTCTTTTTCAGTCTCTTTATTGACTTTCTGCTGGCCTAATTGCATATTGTAATTAAACTCTAGTTCCATGAGTTCTCTTTTAATTTGAGAATCCACTCTCATTCTTTCTATTTCAAAAGCAGATTTTCCCTTTTCAAATTTAAGTTTCGTATCTAAAGCGGCTTGTTGTTTTTGAACTTCTGCCATAGCTGATGCTTCAGATGCTTGAGCATTTGCTTGGCCCTGAGCTTCTATATTAGCTAAATTAGCAGCTTGAGCAGCTTCAGCAGCTCTTTTTCGTTTTAACTTAATCATTTGATTAGCCAACTTTAAGTTATTAATTTGTCTAATATCTATAGCATCTTCTAGGTTTATACTACCGCTTTGTAAAGAAGCTTGTATATTAGCTTCTAATTGTTCTTTTTCTTGATCGTCTGGAATTAAATCAAAATAAATTCCAAAGTCATATAAGTGTATTTGTCTTAAATCTTTTAATTGACCCACGTTCCACGTTGATATACTATTTTTTAAAGCTTCTTCTGTTAATGCAAACTCAACGCTATCAGCTGTTCTTAATACAATATTTTCACATGTTTTAACGGTGAGGTATAAGTATGAATTTAGTATGTGTTTAGTTGCAGTATTAGAATTTGCCGCTGCTAATTTCTGTAACCCAACTAATGAGTCAGAATTTGGTTGGCTACCATCTCTAGCTTCGTTAAGGCCTGTTACATCTCTAATCATTTGTAGATAATACTGGTAAGTTTGTATTAAAGAATTAACTTTATTACCACCATCACTCTTAACTAATTCTTGTATAGGTACTTTAGCTATGTTTTGTTCTCCGTCAGTAGTTAAAGATCTACCTAATATACTACCTGTTTGAAAGTACATATTTAATGCTTCTTTAGCATTATAGGTAGTTCCATTACCTAAATCAATTTCAGCTAAACCATCAACGTCTAAATAAACACCATCTGGTATAATTTTAGATATTACTTGTTGTATTTTTAAATGAGTTAATTGAATCATATCAGCAAAACCCATCATACGACTAACTAAACTCTGAACTCTTCCTTGGTATATTTGAGGAGCAGCTAAAGTGTAATTCATGTTTACTTTAACTAAGTTAGATTTAGGTCTTGTCATGTTTTCAGCCATCTTCCACTCTAACATCATATCGTAACCAAGGACCTTAGCACCACTATATAAAACTTCTATAGATCTACTAACTCTTTCAAAGTTATCATTTTCTTCTGGATTAAAAGTATCTGGCTTCTCCAATGATTTTTCTAGTCCTGTTGATGTTTTCTTTATTTTATAAACCTGCTCACTATATGTTTTGTATTCAAAATACATTATGTATATAGAATTACCATCTTTAGAACCGTTCCAGTTATATAAATAATTACTATTACCTTGGTATTGCTCTAGTCTTTCTAACTCACCAGGAGTTAAGTTAGGAAATTGTTTTTTACAATCTGCTAAAGAAATAGGTTTAACTTCACCAACATACCAAAGATCTTCAAAATTAGGGTCTTCACTATAAGAATGAACTAATCTAGTTGGATCAACGTACTCTACTCTAACTCCTTCAGCTCTATTCCAATTAGTCTTTACTGCACTCATGCCCAATACTACTAAGTCTTCTATTAATCTTTTTTTAATTAATTGATATCTGTTAAACTCTAAAGTATTTGTTATAGCCTCTTCACAAGCTATTTCAGAAGCTTGCTTATAGCTAAGCTGCATATGTAAGTCTAATTCGTCTTTATTTTCTGGTAATTCTTGAGGATCAGAGCTGTTAAATAAGTTTAAGCCTAAGTCAGCTTGAAGTATATTTAAAAATTGCTTAGCTTGAACATCTCTTAATATATCTTCAGCATATTTAGATCTAACTCTTCTTGACTCAGGGTCTTGAGCATAAGCTTTTATATCGTAAAGCTTATCATCCATACCATTAACAACTATGTCTACAAATTTAGGTATGATAGGTACTGGTTTCCAATCTAAGTTTAAGTAAGATAAATCTCCATTAATAGCTAGTTCATCTTTGTATTTTTGCACAGGTTGTTCTGCTCTAGCATATAACCTACGCATTCTAAAATTATTAAAATTAGTATTAAACCTGTTTTCAACACCTGATCTTGTACCACTAAACCAATCACCTTCTATAGCTTGTGCAACCTGCCTGCCATATTCAACGCTTTGTTTTATCTCGTCAGATACTACCTGATCTGGAAAAGAACTATAAGTGTTTGTAATCTTACCTTTCATTTATTTTATTATTTGTGAAATAGATCCTTCGTTATTGTATCTATGTATGCCTAATTGAATATCTTTTTTTTGCCTTATTGGTATAGGTCTATATTTGTTCTTATTACAAGCCATAATAGCTAGTCCAGAACTAATAGACGCATCGTGCTGTGTTCTATTGTTTATATTAAAACCAGACCAATCATCTAAAGTTCTTTGAAAATACATATTACCTCTACCTGTTTCTATTTCGCCTACGTAGTTTTCTATATAATTCTCTATAGCAGCTGCGTGTGCTTGTTTAATATCTTCACTTGAATTAGGTATTCCACCTATTTCTTTTTCTGTTGTTGATAATTTATTATATAATTTATCAGCTCT